AGAAAAAATAATTAACACTTATATGGTCAGAAGTATGATGGAACAGGCGGAATATGGTTTAAGTTGAGCAAATAATATATGATTTATAAAAGCACTTACTTATGTAGGTGCTTTTATATCGGGGTTGATTAGATGGCAAGAGATTTTGCTAAGAAATTCTACAATACTGAAGGAATGATAGCTATGTTAAAGAGCTGTAAATACTGTGGAAGAATCCATGATAGTAAATATGATTGTGGAATGAAACCTAAGAGAAAGAAAGAAGGAAATGAGAAAGATAAATTTAGATGGTCCAGGAAATGGAGAGAAAAGAGGAATCAGATAGTACAAAGAGATAATTATTTGTGTTTAGTATGTAGACACAGAGGTAAGTACAACTATAACGATCTAGAAGTACATCATATAACTTCACTCGAAGAAGATTTTAATAGAAGGTTAGATGAAGATAATTTGATTACGCTTTGCAGTGAATGCCATGAGTTAGCTGAAAGCGGAGAGATAAGCAAGGATTATTTGTACAAACTATTGTATAATGCCTATAGATATGAATATTAGATATACCCCCTAGGGGGTAAGGTCTGAAAAATAGGCTCTGTGGATACCACGCGCCCACCCACGAAGATAAAATATTCCCACATCAGCTTTTTGAAAGGAGGGTAGGATATGCCAACACCACCTAAACCATATTTAGTATTAAAAGCAGAAAAGAAATCACATAGAACCAAAGCAGAATTAAAGTTGAGAGAAGAAGGGGAAAAGGCTCTTGCTACAGGTGTGGCATTAAAAGAACGCCCTGAAGTAAAAGCTAATCCAATAGCACACAAAGAATTTTTGAGAATAAATAAATTGCTAAAGAACATAGAGAAGAATGATGCTATATATGAACCGATTATTAATCGTTATTGTTTACTTCAAGCTGAATGCGTAGATCTGGAAAACAAGAGAGAAAAAATATTTGAACAGGCTCAAAGATTAGAAGAAAAATTAGATAAACTAGGGAATGAAGTAGAATTTGATGTTTTAAGAACAGTTACAAGAGATTTGGCAGATATTTATAAAACAATGGTATCTATAGATAAACAAATTCAAAGCAAGAGAAAGATGTTGCTAGATATTGAGAAGGAAAACATAATGACGATTGCCGCTGCATTAAGGAGTATACCTAAAAAGGTTGATAAAGAGGAAAATCTATTATTAAAAGCATTAAGAAGTGATAGCTAATGATTAAAGAAAGCAGAGCATATAAATACGCTTTATGGTGCTTAGAAGAAGGCAATCGTAAAGTTGGCAAATACATTAAGAAACAGGCAAAAGCATGGATTGATATAGTAGAAGGCAGGAATCCTGAAGCATATGTAGATGAAAAAACATTTGATAAAATAAATAAATTGTTAAAATTAATGGTCCATCCCGATTTGCATTGTCCTATGGATGAAGGCCTAGAAGATTATGCATATTTTCTAATTGTAGCTGTATTTTGTACTAAACTAAAAAATGATGAAAATAAGGATATTAGATATTATACAACTGCATTATTGGAGATCGCACGTAAGAACTTTAAAACGTTTAATAGTGCGGTCATTTTTATTTTGTTAATGCTTACAGAACCACAGTTTAGTAGATTCTTCTCTGTAGCTCCAGACCTAAAATTATCAAGTGAATTAAAACTTGCTATTAGGAAAATTATAAAAGCAAGTCCTGCTTTGGCAGATGAAGGCGTATTTAAAATACTCAGAAGCGAAATTAGATGCTTGTTAACAGATAGTGAATATATACCACTTGCTTATTCTGAAGATAGAATGGATGGAAAGTTGGCTAATGCATTCCTAGCTGATGAAGCAGGAGCTATGGACAGTTATCCTATAGAAGCAATGAGGTCCTCGCAAATAACTTTATTTAATAAGCTAGGAATCATAATCAGTACTCAATATCCTAACGACAATAATGCAATGATTGATGAGATAGATATATCTAAAAAAGTACTGGATGGACTATTAGAGGATAAGAGACGATTTTCACTTTTATATGAACCTGATGACGACTTGTTAACTAATGACCAGTGGATGACTAATGATTTGGTTATATATCAGTCTAATCCTGTAGCAGTAGCACATGAATATATTTTCAATGCCATAAAAGATATGAGAACTATGGCTATTCTCTATGAAAATAAGCGTGAGAACTACCTTTGTAAACATAATAATATCAAGTATAAAGGCCTTGGTGTTGAAGGATATATTGACGTTACCAAAGTTAGAGAGTGCAAGATTAAAGAAAATTTAGGTTTTTGGAAAGGTAAACGTGTTTGGGTAGGGCTTGACTTATCACAAACTGATGACAATACTGCGGTTGCTATGGTATGTGAACATGAAGGTAAGATATATGCAAAAGTTTGGGGATTTATACCTAAAGATAAAAAACTATTAAAAAGTAAAAAAGAAAAAGTTGATTATGATAAATTAATTAGACAAGGTGTATGTTTTGAATGTGGAGATGAAGTTATTGATTATAGCTTTATAGAAGATTTTATATTAAAACTAGAAGAAAAGTATGGAGTTGAGATACAACAAATAGGATATGACAGATACAATGCTATTTCTACAGTACAAAAACTTGAGGCTTCTGGATATGAATGTGTTGAGATTAAACAACATTCAAGTGTACTTCATATGCCTACTAAGCTATTAAAAGAATGTATTTTAAGTAAGTTATTCTACTATGATGAAAATTTAATGTTAGAAATAAATTTCCAAAATGCACGTTGTACAGAAGATACTAACTTAAATAAATACGTTAATAAGAAAAAATCAGAAGGTAAAGTTGATATGGTAGTGGCATTAATTAATGCCATTTATTTATTGCAACAAGATTTATTATATGGAATGGATGATTTTGCTGTTCAAGTTGGATAGAAAGGTGGTGAGAAATTGAAATGGCCATGGCAGAAGGAAGAAAGAACTGAACAAGTAGTAGAACCTTCAACAGATGATGTATTATTAAAAGCTTTATTAGGTAATACCACTATAACAAAAGAGCAAGCTTTAAACATACCAAGTGTACAAAGTTGTATCAATTTTATAGCTGATACAGTATCAATGCTACCGATTAAACTCTATAAAGATAATAATGGCAAAGCTGAGGAGGTGAAGGATGATGTAAGAGTAAGCTTGTTAAATGATGACACAGGTGATACCTTAGATGCAGTACAATTTTGGCGGGCAATCATAACAGATTACTTCTTAGGAAAAGGTGGATATGCTTATATAAATAGAAGTTTAAATGATGTTATAAGTTTACATTATGTAGATGAAAGGAATATATCAATAATTAAAAATGTGGATCCGATTTTTAAATCATATCAAATTTTGGTTAATGGTAAAACATATTGGCCTTTTGAGTTTATAAAAGTATTGAGAAATACCAAGGATGGAGCACAAGGAGTAAGCATAATAGAAGAAAATAACTTAATACTTAGTGTAGCTTATCATTCCCTTATTTTTGAGGAAACTTTAGTTAAAAAAGGTGGGAATAAAAAAGGATTTATAAAGTCTCCTAAAAAATTAAGTGAAGAAGCTATGAACAAGCTGAAAGAGGCTTGGAGAAGACTTTACAGCAATAATAGTGAAAATGTAGTTATATTGAATGAAGGGCTTGAATTCCAAGAAGCAAGTAATACATCAGTTGAAATGCAGTTAAATGAAAACAAGGAAACAAATGCAGCTGAGATATGCAAACTATTTAATATTCCTGTAAATATTATCAAAGGTACTGCTACAGCAAAAGAATATACAAATGCTTTCAAAATGGGTGTAATGCCAGTATTGAAAGCTATTGAATGTGCTTTAAATAGAGAACTCCTTCTTGAAGAAGAAAAGAGTTCTTTTTATTTTGCTTTTGATACTAAAGAAATGCTCAAAGGTGATATCAAGGAAAGATTTGAAGCCTATAAGATAGCTTTAGATTCTAACTTTATGCAAATAGATGAAGTTAGATACATGGAAGACTTGCCAGCATTAGGAATTAATTGGATTAAGTTAGGATTAGATTCTGTTTTATATGATCCTAGAACAGGAGAAATATACACTCCTAATACTGATTCAATTAAGAAATTAGGCAAATTGAAAGGTGGTGAGGACAATCAAGGCGGAAATTAGAGCTGATGGGCTTCATATATCTGGATATGTAAATGTACCAGGTAGAGAAAGTAGACCAGTAATCACTCCTAGAGGTAAAGTAATTGAAGTAATTGAACCAGGAGCATTTAGGAGAGCATTAGAAAAAGTAGATAATGTAGATTTAAAGGTGGACCATGAAAGAACTATAGCATCAACAAAAGATGGGAATTTAAAAGTTTATGAAGATGAAATAGGATTAAGAGCTGAAGCAATTGTAACGGATAAAGAAGTAATTGAAGGTGCCAAACAAGGGAAATTAAAAGGTTGGAGTTTTAATATGATGAAAGTTGTAGATGAAATAGAAGAAAGAGCTGGCAAGTTGCCATTAAGGCGAGTAAAAGACTTTATTATGACAGAAATAACTCTTGCTTTAAAGAAAATGCCAGTATATTCAGCAACATCTATAGAGGTTAGAGCAGAAGAAGAGGAAGAAGTAGAAATTAGAACTTCTGAATGTAAAGTGACAGTTGAAGATTTGACAGAAAAGAAAAATAACATCATAGATTACTCAGAGTTTGAAAATAGAATTAAAAAATTAAGAGAGGAGAGATAATATGGATAAATTAAAGGCTTTAATTGAAAAGAGAAATTCAAAGGTAAAGGAAATGCAAGCGATTCTTGATAAAGCTAAAGAAGAAACAAGAGCTATGACTGAAGAAGAAATGGAAAAATTTAATGAGCTTGAAAAAGAAGTTAAAGACTTAGATGCAACAATTGAAGCAGAAACAAGAGCAAAAGGGTTAGAAATTATCAAAGATATGGAAGAGGATAATAAAGCGGAAGAAAGAGCTATAGCAGAAGAAAAAGCGTTTGAAGCTTATATTAGAGGCACTATCGAGGAAAGAGCAGATGTAAATTTAACTGCAGGAGATAATGGAGCTGTAATTCCTACCACTATAGCAAATAAGATTATAAGCAAAGTTTATGATATATGTCCAATTTACAGATTAGCTACTAGGTACAATGTTCCTGGAACATTAAATATACCTTATTATGATGAATCACAGCAAGCAATAACTATGGATTATGCAGAAGAGTTCGAAGAATTAACTTCTACAGCAGGGAAGTTTACAAGCATCCAATTAAAAGGTTTCTTGGCTGGAGTACTAACAAAAGTATCTAAATCTTTAATAAATAATTCTCAATTTGATATTGTAAACTATGTTATAAACGCTATGGCAGAATCTATCTCAAGATGGATAGAAAAAGAGTTGCTTAAGGGGACAGATAATAAAATTGAAGGGCTAAGAGGTGTAACACAGGTAGTTACTACTGCTAGTTCAACTGCAATAACAGCAGATGAATTAATTCAATTAAAAGATAAGGTTAAAGACTTATATCAAAATAACGCAATTTGGATTATGTCTAACGCAACTAGGACAGCATTAAGACTATTAAAAGATGGAAATGGCAGATACCTATTAAATGACGATATTACTTCACCATTTGGCACAACATTACTAGGAAAACCAGTCTATGTGTCTGATAATATGGATGACATTGCTGCTGGTAAGACAGTAATTTACTATGGTGATATGAGTGGACTAGCTGTAAAGATATCTGAAGAAATGAATATAGAAGTTTTAAGAGAAAAATTTGCAACACAACATGCAGTAGGTATAGTAGGCTGGTTAGAAATGGATGCAAAAGTTGAAAATGCTCAAAAGATTGCTAAGTTAGTTATGAAAGCTTAATGAGGTGATTAAATATGAAGGTCAAGGCACTGGTGAGTTTCGCTGGTGCCTTTTCCATGTACCAAGGTGAAGTAAAAGAGATAAATGACAAACATATTTTAGAAGATTTACTGCAAGCTGGGTACGTGGAAAAGGTAGAAGAACCTGAGAAGGGTGATAAGAAAAATGAAAGTAAGCGAAATAACCGTAAATAATGTAGTTGAATACTTGAGATTAGAAGAAGGCGAATATTCAGAGATAGAAATTTTTAATATATTAAACGCAGCTAAACAATTTATTAAATCTTATACAGGTTTAACAGAAGAAGAAATTGACAAACATGAAGATTTTTATATTGTAGTTATGATTTTATGCCAAGATATGTACGATAACAGGTCCATGTATGTTGATAAAAACAATCTAAATAAGGTTGTTGAGACAATCTTAGGTATGCACTCAGTAAACTTGCTATAGGTGATAATATGATTAATCCAGGCAAATTAAACAAACGAATCTCAATATATAGGCAAGTCACAAAACGTGATGAATATGGAGAGCCTATAGCTGAGAAAAAACTAATTCATTCATGTTGGGCCAGCGTAAAAAATAAAAGCGGTAAAGAACAGTTTGCATCAGTTGCACCTTTCAGTAAGACAATTACTAGTTTTCTTATAAGGTATACTAAGAAAAAAATTGATACTACAATGACTGTTGAATTTCAAGGGGAAGAATACAATATTGTCTATGTAGATAATTATAATTTCAGCAATGAATATATTGAGATAACCGCAGAGAAGGTGGTTTAATGGCCAAAGTATATTTCAAAGTAGAAGGCATGAGAGAGTTACAGAAAAATCTTAAGAAACTTGGCAAAGTACCACAAAAACACGTAACTGCAAGTTCCAAAAAAGCCATGAATATAGTTCTTAAACAATCAAGGGCTAATGCACCTGTAGATACTGGAATGTTAAGGAAAGGTATAAAACTAGTAGGGGAACGTGCCAAAGTTAAAGGGAAAAAAATTTATAGAGTTGTATTTGATAGAAACATGAATGATGTTTTTCAGAAAAAGAATAAGGAAGGCAAAGTAACAGGTTATTATCCAGTATCGCAGGAATATGGGTTCTTTGCAAAGAATGGTAGATATATACCAGGGTATCGATTCATACATGATTCACTAGCCGACAATACACAGAAAGTAGAAAAAACAATAGTAGACGAAATGAAAAAGAGAATTGATATTGAGATTGTGAAAGCGGGGTTGAAGTAGATGGAAACCGCTCTAAGAGAAGTATTGGAAAATAATATTGATGAACTAAAACCTACATTTGACGAAGAAGGGAACGAAATAGGTCATATATTTCCTACGAATTTACCTGAAGGGGCTGTAAAGCCTTGTTTAGTTTATGCCAGAATCAGTACTACAAAAGTAAAAACACTTGAAGGGTTAATTGGAAAAGAATATTTAAGCTATATGTTTAGTATTATGGCAACTAAATATAAAGATATGAAATCCTTAACCAAAAAGGTTGAGGATTTATTAATTTCTTTACCAGGACAAACCATAGGCAGTTATTACATTGAAGATATAGATATTAACAATGTTACAGAACAGTATGAGCATGAGCTGAAAGTTAATAGAGGGATTATTGATTTTACTATATATTTTGAGGAGGTATAGATAATGGCTAAACGTGCATTAGGAACAAAATTACAAATTGGAACAGATACTCCTGTTACAGTAGCAGGATTGATTTCGATTGGCGGACTTGAACTTTCTGCTGATACTATAGATGTAACGACTTTAGACTCAGATGGAGCTTATAGAGAGTTTATAGCTGGTTTTAAAGATGCCGGTGAAGTATCTTTGGAAGGTTATTTGGAATTAGAAACAGGGAAAGGGCAAAAAGAATTATATGACTTATTTGAAAGAGGAGAAACAGAGGATTTTACCATACTATTCCCTAACGATATGGGTAGTTGGCAGTTTAAAGGTGTAGTAACTGGGTTCAGTACATCAGCAGATTTAGAGGACCCATTGAGTTTTAGTTGCACTATCAAGGTGTCAGGTAAACCTACGTTATTAACTGGAGCAGGTGTTTAAGGCTAGAATTGATTCTAGCCTTTTACTCTTAAATTAAGGGGACAAGAAAATGATTAAAAGATTGTTATTACCTATCATTAAATTATTGAACAAAATTTTGTTTAAAATTAACAAAAAATTAAAGGAGAGGATTATATGAGTTTTCATCCGATAAAACTTGACAAAGTAAGAAATTTTAAGTACGGTATGAAAGCAATAGACTTGATAGAGAAAAAATATAAAAAACCTATCATGGAAATAGACGGAATTAGCGATGGTAAAATAACAATGGAAGATTATGCGACTTTAATGTGGGCTGGTTTAGTACACGAGGATAAAGAGCTAACTCCTGAGAGGGTTATGGACTTAGTGGATGAATATTCTAACCTCAGAGAAGCAAGTAAGATTATGTGGCAGGCTTTAAATGACGTATTTAGGACAGATGAGGAAAATGTGGGGACAGAAGAAAAAAACAAGAAGTAAGCAGCAAGAAAGAGCCTTTTACCATTAAAAAGGCAATGAAACTTGCTGCTTCTATTGGAATTCCAGTAAGTGAGTTTTGGGAAATGACACCATATGAGCTGAACATATATGCAGAGGCATATTTTGAAAAACAGAAAAATGACTATAAAGAAAAGTTATCACTAGAGTATTATAACGCAATGTGGACTATTAAGTGGTTAGGTAAGAAATCACAACATCCTAAACCACTTAACGAAATATTAAATGAAATTGATAAAGAAAAGGAAAAGAAGATAATGACAGATGAGCAGATGCTGGCCCAAGTGAAAGTATTAAATGCTTTGTTTGGTGGAGAAATAAAAACTTGCGGTTCCTAAGAATATACTGTAAAATTAAGGCAAGTATATTCTTAGGAGGAATAATATATGGGAGTATATGGTTCACCTGATTTATCTACAGATTTGTCTAGCGTAAAAGAGAAGCCGAAAAAGCCAAAGAAACCGCTCTATAAAAGATGGTGGTTTATAGCTTTAGTAATTATATTAGCAATTGGTGTATTTGGCGATAATGATAATGGAAGTTACGAGTCTAATAAAGAAGTGATTTCAAAAGATGAATTTATAGCATCTGCTCAAGAATATAACTATAAGGATATTGAAAGAAATCCTGATCAATATAAAGGAAAGCCGGCAGTATTTAGAGGAAAGGTTATACAAGTAGCTGAAGGTTCTTTTAATACGGTAGTATATAGAGTAGCAACAAAAGGAGATTTTGATGATGTAGTATATGTGACATATAAAAGACAAGAAGGGGAACCAAGGGTATTAGAAAATGATATTGTAGAAATATACGGCGATTTAGAAGGAGTAACAACCTACACAAGTGTGCTAGGTGGAAATATAACAATTCCTTCGGTAAAAGCCAGATATATAATTATCAACGAATAAGTTAGCGCTTACTTAAAGTAAGTGCTTTTTTAATGCCATAAAAGGCAGGTGAGATAATGGCAAAAAGTAATTTTATAGTACGTGGTGGCGCTGATTTTTCGGGCATTCAAAACGAGATAAATAAGACAAAAAAGAATTTAAAAGGTTTTGCAAGTGATGTAGATAGTATTTTTAGCGGTATTTCCCAAGGATTAGGATTAAATCTTGGAAAATTGACTAAAGTTGGATTGATTGCTGCTGCAACTAAAAAGCTAGTTGATTTTGGGAAGCAAGCAATTGAAGTAGCATCTGACCTTACCGAAGTGCAAAACGTAGTAGATGTTACATTTGGTTCTATGGCCGCTGACATAAACGAATTTGCAAGCACAGCAACAAAGCAATTTGGTCTTTCTGAGCTATCAGCAAAACAATTCGCTTCAACTATGGGAGCAATGTTGAAGTCAAGCGGTATATCTGGCGAAGCGGTAAAAGATATGTCAATAGAATTAACTAAACTTACTGCTGATATGTCCAGTTTTTATAATTTAAAGCCAGATGAAGCTTTCCAGAAAATTAGAGCAGGCATCAGTGGAGAAACAGAGCCTTTGAAACAGCTTGGTATCAATATGTCAGTCGCAAATATGCAAGCTTATGCGCTATCACAAGGTATCAAGAAGCAATGGAAAGAGATGACTCAAGCAGAGCAAACATTGCTCAGATATAATTATCTATTAAGTGTAACAGGAGATGCACAAGGAGATTTTGCTAGGAATGCAGGGTCATGGGCGAATCAAATAAAGTTGCTAAAAGAACAATGGCAAGAATTTATGTCATTGATTGGCAAAGCACTAATAGAAATACTATTGCCTATAGTTAAATTTTTAAATCGTGCATTGGAATTGCTAATTGACATTGCAAAAGCAATAGGTAGTATATACACGATGATAATGGGCAAAGAAGTTATCGCTGAAGCTAATATTAAAATAGGAGATTCTGCAAGTGATGCAGCAGATTCTGAGTTAGATTTGGCTGGCGGTATAGAAGAAGCAAGTAAAGCGGCTAAAAAAGCTTTAGCACCTTTTGATGAAATAAATCAATTACAAGATTCTTTAGCTTCTGGTGGAGGGAGAATAGACTTTGGAGGATTTAGTAACTTCAAATCAGAAATAAACACTAAACAAGTTGATGATGGTTTAGAAGAAAGCAAAAAGAGATGGGAAGGCTTCTTTATCAAGATAAACGATTGGTGGAATAAAATAAAAGAAACCCTAACAATACCAATACAAATACCAGCCCCAATATTTGCAAGCATTCCTAGTCCTATATATGAACCAAACTGGGGTTTAGAACTACCAGATTTAAAAAAACCAGAATTTCCACCAATACCAAATCCTATTTATAAACCTAATTGGAACTTAATACCACCACCAGTACCAATAATAGAAATACCACCTATAAATGCAGAAGAATATTCATTATCATTAGAAAAACTAAAATTAAAAACGGCAGAATCATTTAACAATCTATTAGAAAATGCAGGAATAACTTTAAAACTTTTGTCAAACAACATAGGTATACACTACGAATGGCTTAGAGAAACTACGGCAGGCTTATTATTAGAGTTGCAAACAAACGTGGCAACTGCCATGGAGCAAATGAGCACAAATATTAGTATAGTTTTAGAAACGATAGAAGTAAATTATGAAACTCATAAAGAAAATGTGAGAGCTATAACAACTGCTATATCAACAGTACTGGTGGGCAATATCAATCAAGGCTTATATACTATGGGACAAAATATTAATACTGCTATAAATACTGTACAAGCAAATCTAGAAACATTTGGGAAAAATGTAGGAACTATTGCAGCGGAAATAGCACAATCATGGGCAAAAAACTTAAATGAAGGATTCAATGTGGTAAGCCAAAATTTCTCAGCTTTTGCAAACACATTAGGTGAAAATCTAAAAGCTTTTGGAGAAGGATTTTTGAAAGTTGCAGCTGAAACAGCGAGAGGTTTTGTAAATAATATGGTTGAAGGTTTTAGAACTGTTTGGGATAATTTTAAAGAGTTAATGAGTAGTTTAGGTGAACAAGTTAGTGGTTGGTTTAAAGCCAATAAGAGTATGGTATTAAAAACAACTATAGCAGCAGGCGTAATAGTAGGAGCAGGTGCATTAGCATTAGCTTTACCAACGGCAATTCCTTATGTTACAGGAGCTTTGGGCGGGCTAGCTGCAATACCAGGGCTTGCAGAAGGCGGGATAACTAATGGACCTATGTTAGCTATGATAGGGGATAATCCAGGAGGTAAAGAAGTAATATCCCCTTTAGATAAGCTACAAGATATGTTAATATCAGCTGTAGGAACTGCAATGATACAATATGAACAGTTTAGTAGTAATCGAGAACCTATTATTGTTAAAGTTGTATTAGAAGGTAGAGAGATAGCTCAAGCAATTTATGATCCACTTCAAGAAGAAGAAAGAAGAAGAGGTACACCAATAATACAATCATTGTAGAAAGGAGTAGGTGAAATGATAAAAATAAATGGTATGCAAATCCCTACTCCTTCGGATTATACAGTAGGGATTATGGATTTATCGAAAGCTGAAAGAAATGCTAGGGGTACGTTGATAATTGAGAGAATAGCGACAAAAAGAAAGATTGAAATGCGATGGAATTATTTGGACAAGGATAGATTAAGTCAGTTACTAAATTTAGTATCTCCTGTATTCTTTGAAGTTGAGTATATAGACCCACAAGAAAATAATTGGAAGTCCGGAACATTTTATGTTGGAGATAGAAAAATGGGGGCATTAGATTATCGAAATGGCAATATAAGATACAAAGATATTCAATTTAACATTATAGAAAGGTAGGTGTGTATATGATTAAGGTAAGCAAAAAATTCAAAGAAGCAGTATATGCACCTACTAGAAAAACCACAGCAAAAGTATCATTTGAAATCTTAGACAACGAAGCCTACAATGATAATACCCCTACAGTTACAAGTGAAGCTCCTATAAGTCGAATAAATCAGTTAACTAATAAAATAAGAAGTATGAGTCATAAATATGCTACCTTCGAGCGAGATTATTTTAAACTTGATGGTAGCTTTTATATTCCACCTAAACCGAATGAAGGAGATTCAGAATTAGGATGGTGGAGTGGTGATATATCAGATGAAAATGGTATTTTTAATCCATACCAGGTCCTAGAATTTAATTTTACAGAGGAGCATAACTCCATGGGACTAACTATTACCTTTGATACCATGGCTAAAGAATACGCTAGTGATTTTGATATTGAGGTTTATAGATTAGATGGTACCTTAGTACACAAAGAATCTGTTATAAGCAATAATAAGTCTACCTATGTGATGGTAAAGGGATTAGATAACTATGGGAAGATAGTTATTATCATTAAAAAATGGGCTAAGCCATACAGAAGAGCTAGAGTTACAGAAGTGGACTTTGGTGTAATTCATGACTATGAAAATGATAAATTAATCAAACTCAATATAATTGAAGAAATGAATATTATAAGTGACAAGATCCCCAGTAATGAAATTAGATTTACTATAGATAACTCCAATAAAGAATTTAATATTCTTAATCCAGAAGGTTTCTATAGATTCTTAAAGGAAAGACAAGAAGTAAAGGCTAGTATAGGTGTAGAAGTATCAGAAAATGAATTTGAGTTCGTACCTATGGGGAAATTTTATCTCACTGATTGGCAATCAGATGAAGGAGCCCTGACCACAACATTTATTGCAAGAGATATATTTGAATTACTAGAAAACAAGGAATATACAAGTATAAATGATACTAATCTTTATGATTTAGCAGAGGATATATTGATTAAAGCTAATGTAGAAAATTATTTCATAGACGAAGAGTTAAAAAACATTCCTACAAATGGATTTATTAAACCTTTAAATACAAGAAAAGCATTACAGTATTTAGGTATAGCTGGGAAGGCTGCTATATATCAAGATAGGCATGGAATATTACAAATAAAACAATTTAAAGTGCTAGATGAAAGGGATACTCAATATATTTATTTTGCCGGTCCTGATATGTATACAGGTATGATATATCCAATGGTAGATGAAGGCTATGACATGAAAAATATAACCTTTGATAATGTTTATCAGGAACCTCAAATAAAACTTGATAAGTTACTATATTCGCTAGTGATAGTAGTAAATAATGGGGAAGAAAAAGAAGAGGTTACCTTCTACAATGAAGGAATTAAGGATGGAGTATCATTCAAGATAGACAATCCTCTTATAAATACATTTGAACATGCTGAGGATGTAGCTAATTGGATTATAGAAGAATATAATCTTAGGGCTATCTATACTATCAACTGGAGACAAAATCCTTGTCTAGAATGTGGGGATATAGTATTAGTTGAGGATAGTTATGAGGCAAAGAAATTATCTAGGATAATAAAACAAGAGTTTGAATATGCTGGATATCTTTCGGGCAAGACAGAAACCAAGGGTGGTGTGTAGTATGCCTTGGCAACAACCTAAAACAGATTGGAATAGTGATGATTATTATAATTATGAAGACTTAAATAGAGTTGAAAATAACATTATAGCAGTAAAAGATTTAGTTGAAGTTCTAAGAGGAGAAGTTAATTTAGGAGAAATTAATATAGACAGGGATATGAAGTCTATACCTTTTGCAGATGTTTTAAATAGGGTAGAAGGGAATATCAATATCTTAGGTAATAAATTATATAAACCTAAAGGCTGGACTCAACCTAAGTTGGATTGGAGATATAATCAACCTTTTAGTTATGAGGATGCGAATAGATTAGAAAGAAACTTATTACTTTTATATAACTATGCTAAAGGTAACATTGACAAAATTCCTTATTGTGGAGAAATTTATGTAGGAGAGGAAGTGATATAAATGGCTTATGAGAAAACTATATGGAAAAATAGAGAAGTAGAAAGACCTAGAACCTTTGAGAAGATTGAAAATCCTGATGGCACCATAACATTAGTACCAGCAGAAGGGAATATTATTGAGCCAGGCACACCAATAATAGCAGAAAACATGAATAAAATTGAGCAAGGTATTGAGGATGCACATGATGCTATAGATGATGTGGCAAATGACCTTGCTTCGCATATGG